GACAAACAGATTTAGTAGCAATCCATAAAGGTGAGGACGCAATCATTGACTTTAAGCAAACAAATAAACCAAAGAAAAGAGAATGGATTGAAGATTACTTTTTACAATTAGGTGCCTATGGTATGGCTCATGACTATGTATATAAAACTTCTATTAATAAAGCTGTTGTTATGATGTGTAGTAAAGATAATTTCTACCAAGAATTTGTTATAGAAGGCTCTGAATTTAGAGAAGCAAAACATAAATTTCTAAAAAGAGTTACAGAGTACCATGAAATGAAACAAGAACCAAAAGTAGAAGTAAAAGCTGAAGACTTTAAAGGAGGAGAAAATGCTAAATAAAGATATGAAAAGATTAGATAATATTGCTAATACATATAATAAAACCACAGGACCTATGAAAGAAATGTGGAAAAAGAAATGGTATGAATTAATTAAGGTTATTTCAAACAAAATAGAAAGGACTAGACACTAATGAGAATGAGAGATATTCAAATGTATTTAGCTAAATTTACTGATGGTAATAAGGGGACAGCTATCTCTGATTGTCAAGTTTACATAGAAATGCAGGATGGTTCCCTGCAAGAAATTAAAAAAATGGAATTACAAGAAAGCAGAATGTTGGGTAAAATAAATAGTAGTGCGGCCTGGAGAGTAGTTATGAAAGGCGAGCCTAGAAGTCAAGTCAACCAATCATTAACCTTTAAAGTATAGAATCCCAAGGGAGGGCCAGGAAAGCGAGAGTGGAACTGGCCTAAAAACCCTAAAGTGTGACATAAATGTCACAGTGTGCCAACATAAGTGGAGATTTAGGGGCATTGATTTTTTTTTTCTATCAAAAAAAAGTCGGTGGCACAGTGGCACAGACCGTAATTATGGCTTAGAAGTGTTGGTATTAGCGAATAATAGCTGTGCCACGGCTCTCATTTACGGTGGCACAGGGTGGCACAAATGGCGTAAATACTAGCTTTTTGACGATTCTACGGTGGCACAAAATCAGAAAGTGTACGATAGGTATCCTGCTTTTTTCTTGCCCCTGAGAAAATTTTTGAAAAAAATAAGAGGGTCAAAAATTCTACTTATATGCTAAAAGGATATATGCCTAGGAAAAAGAAATCTAAATACCGACACATTACGATTAAAGATAAAAAATATTATTTTTATAAAATAAAATGGGTTGACATTACCGGTGATGCAGGCCATGCTACAGCCGAAGAGTTCGAAAAGTTTATGCCAAGTATAATGATTACTTATGCGTATTTATATAACAAGGACCATAAACATATTTGGACTTTTGCTAGTTATGACACCACTGAAGAATCATTTTCTGATAGAAATGTTTTCCCTAGAGGTGTAATATTAAAGATGGAGAAGATAAACATATGATTAATAAAACTCTCGTTAAGAATATGCCAAACGTAAAGTGGAAGGCTATACCACCTACGAAAGGACCTAATCCCCAAGGTCTTATCAATAAAGGGGTTATCAATAATAAGGTAAAAGTAGGAGAGTTAACTAAACTACTTAAAACTCTTAAAAAATAAAATCAACTACATAACCAAAGGATAATATGTTTGATAAACTAAGACAGATATATAATAATTGGAATGGCTTTTTTAATGCTCACCAAGGAATAGTTTTGTTTCTTATGCTTGTTGTGATTTATCTGGATTGTTCGTTTCGGTAGTCTCTACCGCAACACCTTCAATTAAAGTTTTGTGATCATCTAGGATTTGTTTCATTTTTAATTCAAGTTCTTTCTCACTTAACTGGTCCAGATTACCAGACAAAATTAATTTTTGATCTACATATAATCCTGCTGCTTTTCCACGTGCAACTTCTGCATTGGTAGCTGCAGACCAGGCTCCCTTTGCTCTAGCCTCATCTCTGATTCTAGCCAGCTCTGTGATATGTCTTTCAAAATTGACACCATACTTCTCTTGAATCTCAGCTCTTAACTCTCCAATGTATTTAACTACTAATGGAGATACTTTAGGATTTCTAAGTTCAGATGCAGCTTGTCTTGGTCTAGTCTTATATCCTGCTTCATAAGCACACTCTGATGGACTCTTCCGTCCTTCATTGAACACAAGTAATTCTGCAAATTTAATTTGTCTTTCTGTTAATTTAGCTGGTACTCCCATTGATTCTCCTTCGGGCCTTTATTTAAAGCTCATGCCCAGGAGCCAATTGACTTATAACGTAAAATAACGTACAAGTCAATGGTGAGATATTTAATAATAATATTGCTGTTGTCTAGCTGTGGTAGGGATTTAGATTTGAATCCTTGGACNACNGTNNTNAAACAAATTTNNAAGGTTGAGTACGATGAAAGCAGAGTCAAAACTATGGCGACTCCTAAAGAAAAATACCCCCGAAATACACTGGACTAGACTAGAGTCTTGGAGTAGCTTTGGCACTCCAGATTGCTTGGGATACAATGATTTATGTGGTTTTTTTATGTGTGAGCTTAAGGTAGCTACAGGTAAAAAAATATCNTTTTCACCCCACCAAAAACTATTTCATATCACCAGAACCAAACGGAATTTTATACTTGTTCAACAAGCCGCGAAAGGCTCCCAGCCTTCCGTAAAACTTTATGGATCATCCGCGATCCACGGCTTACTAGAAGATCATAGAGAGACGCCGCCCCTGGCAGCTGATGATTGGGCCGCGATTCAACGGGCCCTCTTAGGCTTGCGCACCAATTGAGCTTGGGCGCTCCTCGGCTCGTTGCCCGCTTGACAGCTTGCGGGCCCACCCTCCCATTTTAAATTATTAGCTTGAGCGCTTGTCAGCTTGAGCTCTTCTTGCTTCCTTATTCGCTTGAGCTCTGCGTAGTACTTTGGGTGATACCAGGTCATGTGCTTGCCAGCCTCCAGGCGGCTCGTGCGCCGCATTCAATTGTTTAATTAGTTTAGTTAATTTAATTTTTTTCATTAGTGTTTACCATATGCAATGTTAGGCGTCGACCGGTCCCAGCAGGCCCTGCAGCTGCCGCACGCGTTCCCCTGGTCTGGGGCCGGGCACGTCCTGCCGCTGGTCACTACTGTGGATGTCCACGGCCAGTGCTTGACTGGGCCCTGGTCCACCATATGAGAAGATATTCTAATAATTAAATTTTTGGGCACCACGTCTGGGTCCATCAGCGTTAAGAATTTGACTTCCCGCGTCGGCATCCAGTGCTGCGTGTCTGGTGTAAGCTTNCACACTTCAAAAATATTTTTGAGATGGTCCACGCTCTGGATGTCTCCTGAATCGTGCCATCTAAAAAATTTGTGATCTTTAATTAATACAACCATAGCTTGCACCCATCGCGGATCAGTCAGGGCTTCGAGCCTTCGGTCCAGAGCTTCACGTACATTCTTAAATCGATACCGGCCCTTCATGGCGTAACAGCCAGCGCACACTGAGCCCTTCACGGCCTGCAGCTTCACGCCAGTAATACAGCGCCAGGCCGGCAGGTTATGCGCGGGCCCGGGCATTTTTGATGGAGCACTCAGGCCCCCAGTTATTTTTCTTGCTTCTTTTTTTAGCATAATATCCTTTCTTATAATTTCCCATGTGTACCAGATCACCGGCCCGCTGTCAAGCTTGCTTGCTCGCTGCTTGCTAGCTTGCGGGCCCACCCGCCCATTTTTATTTTAAAAAATGAGCCAGGGCCCTTTCGGGCCCCGGGTCTATATTCTATCTTCGCGTCTTCCATGAAGCCGGATCCTGTTTCAGTTTAAACTTGGCCCCCTTCACGTCTGTAGGCCTAAGATCTACTTTTTCCTGCTCTAGGCGTTCCGCGATGAAATTATTCGCAATGAAAAACCCCAGCCACAGCAAACGCTGCTCTTCAGGGATGTGCATATTGAAATAATCAGAGACTTCTTTCTCCGTTTTAAATGTTACTACAAAATTATTTTTTGCTAGTTTCATATAATCATCCTTTCTCATAATTTCCCATACTACCACGCCAGCTGTGCATGTCAACATTTATTTTTATTTTTTTTCAACCTATGCTTGTGACCTTCGGGCCCACCCACCCATATATAAAAAAATGAAGCTTGCTTGCTTGCTACCTTCAAATTCTTTTTTTATTTTTTTTGAGTATTCCGAGCCCGCTTGAACGCTCGGGCTCTAGAAAGAATAATTGACCAGTACTCTTCGCAACGAATCGCTCGAGTTCCACGCCACTAATAGTACTGATCCCAGATCCAATTGCTCGTGTTCAATTGCATTGCATTTGCAATCACACTATACCCACCACGTTCGTAGGTGTATTGGATCAGGGATCAGTTGTTGTACTGTGCAGGCGGGCACACTCATTCTAGCTTTGTGGCCATCGCGCAGTAGTCGATTGCAACCTGTACTATAGCGGTTTATATCCCGCAGTCACAACATCTGATCCCAGACCCAACTGGTGTGGCGCCCTTGCGATCAAGTTCTCACCAATTGGATCAGGGATCAGGCGCGCCTTAGCGCGCTTGATCTATATTTTAGTTCTTTTTCGGCAGTCCTTCCGTCATACTTTGGACAGTAATATTATCACTTCCAAATCCTTCGCTTAACATCTTTCCAAGACTGCTAATCATCTTAACCTCAGCGTGTTTTTCGTGTTTACCTTTATACTTTAAATAATCTTCATTTAAAGTTAAACGCTGAAATTTGCCTTGATACCATATACCAGAATTATCATAAGAGTCTTTTACTTTTTCCTCTGGGATATAGTGTTGCGTTGAAACATGCCACGCTCCATTTTTAAATATATAAATATATTCAATATGGCAATCTCCACGCATTGAGTGCATATACATCCACTCATCTCTGTAGGTTCTAGCTTTGTCAATATCTCTATTCCAATCACGACCATAGAAACTACATTTGTCTATAGTGTCATCAAGATAGCTTGCATCTCCAAAGTTAAACAGTTCTCTAGCTTTCTCATATGAGTTGTAATTCTCTTCTAGAATTTGACCAACGCCATAAGGATAGCCGTCAGAGTGTACATATATAACTTTAACTTTCTTATTGCCTTTAGAATCTTCAGGCAATTCGATAGCTATATTGCTTCTTGTACTCATATTATCCTTTCTAGAAACAATCAGCGCAGTATCTTTTATCAAATCTACTGTACCAATCACTTCTGATTATTGTTTTACAAGAACGACAATTTAAAAAGACATCACCAAGTTTTGAGTTATCTTTTCTCTTACGTGGTTTTTTAACTTTTAAATTATTCTTTCTCATATATGGGACTTTATTATAAGTACAATAGATGTCAAATAAAAAATAATTTTTTTTCAACTAAAAAGTGATTGACACAACATCTAGTAGGTTGCTTGTGTCCTACGGGCCCACCCACCCTAAGAAAAATAAAAAAAAA